GGCGGCCTTGAGGCATTCGAGTCCCTGATTCGGCCTACCGCTATGAAAAATCCCAGAAACCAGGAAAGCAAAAGCCCGCTTGAGCGGGCTTTGAAGCGATTCTACTGAGGGCCCTTCAAATCTATGGCGCTACAGCAGACTGTATGGCGGTGAGGGAGGGATTGCAAACCGCCTGATTTCAAAGGCTTCAAATATTCTAAGTATCTGTTTTTACGCTATATATACAGCACTTTAGCTCCTCCCTATTCCCCTACCTTCCCCCTGTTTCTCATGCTAAAGTATGTACGACTGTATGCACGAGTATGTACAAGGGTACGAATCCCAAGGGGGGAACCGAAGCCATGAAACACAAATTATCTGCCAAGAAAGTGGAGAATGCCAAAGGTCCGGCGATGCTGGGTGACGGTGGCGGGCTGTATCTGCGGGTAAGCCCCAAGGATTCTAAAAGCTGGGTTTACCGGTGGCGTGACCCGGCAACCAAAAAGCTGCAATCGTATGCAATAGGAACACTGGATAAGGTGGGCTTGGCCGATGCCCGCGAGGAAGCCGAGAAAGCCCGCAAGCTGGTCCACAAGGGTGGCAACCCGGTAACGCAACGGCAGGCAGAGCGGGAGGCGGCGAAGCTGGCGGCGGAAGCGGCAGAAAATGTCATGACGTTTGATCGAGCCGCCGCCCGGTTCATCACTGAAAAGCTGGCCCCGGAGTGCAAGAGTTCGAAGACTGCCAAGACGGTCCCCCAGTGGGAGAGTTCAATTGCTGCGTATGTCTCCCCCATCATTGGCAGTAAAGACGTTGCCGAGATTGGGACCGATGAAGTCTTGAGCGTGCTGCGCCCGATCTGGAAACGACCCGAGGAAGGCGGCATACCTGAGACCGCCGCCCGCGTCCGTATGAGACTGGAACGGATTCTGGCATGGTGCGCGGTGCAGGGTTACCGAGACATTGACCGGATCAACCCGGCTGTATGGCGCGGGCATCTATCCGAGATACTCCCTGCGAGAGCGAAGCTGCAACAGCGGGAACACTTTGCCGCCCTCCCCTACAAGGAACTGCCCAAGCTATACGCCGAGTTAAAAAATAAAGATTCACTGACCGCCCTTGCCCTTCGCTGGACAATGCTCAACACCTGCCGAACTGGTGAGAGTATCGGGGCGCAGTGGGCAGAAATTGAAGACGGTGTTTGGTCAATCCCCCCTGAGCGGATGAAAGCGGGGAAGCTGCACAGAATTCCCCTGAGTGGTGAAGCCGCCGCGATCTTGACTGCGCTGGACGATTCCGGGCAGTACCTGTTCCCGGCTGGAAACCATGGGCGGCAGAAACACGGGCACATGAGCAATGCTGCCATGCTGGCAATGATTGGAGATTTGCGCCCCGGCTACACGGTCCATGGCATGAGATCGGCTTTCCGGGATTGGGCGTCAGAGACAACCGAGCATGAAAACTTCGTCTGCGAGATGCAATTGGCACACGTTGTCGGTGGTGTCGAGGGTGCGTACAGGCGAGGCGATCTGATGGAAAAACGCGCCAAGCTGGTGAACGACTGGGCGCAGTACCTGACCAAGGGTAATTGACAAACTAATCAAAAAGCCCTGTTTTTATAGTCTTAAATGCAATTAGCTGCAAATTATTGCTTGCCGGGAACACATGAGAAGTTATATATTGATCCTGCCTACAAGATGTAGGCCACGAGCTAACTGCCAGCGGTAACGATACCCGATCTTATAAGGCTCAAGTCAAGACGACGAATTAACTTCGCGTTACGGCTTGGGCTTTTTTAATGCCTGCCTGTACGCGATCCCAATACTGGAGATCGTAATGACCACCTTAGAGTTTGACCGCATCTTGAAACGACCCGAAGTCGAGAAATTGACCGGGCTAAGCCGAAGCGAGATTTATCGTCGGCTTGAAACCAAAACCTTTCCCACACAAGTCCGCCTTGGTCCAAAGGCTGTTGGCTGGAAAATGTCGGACCTGCAAAAGTGGATAGATTCGCTGGAATCAGCGGCATAAAAAAGCCGGTACTGGCAGGAGAGACAGGACCGGCTTAGTACTTCAAAGGAAGTCCAGAACCCGAGCAAGGAAACTGGACAATGAACGCAAACAAGAGGATCACGTTCGATGCAAAGTATACCAGAACACTATCCCGACAGTGAAGAAATACCTTTAAAACAAGCATATTTCCCCGATGAAATGACCGTGCGGGTGGGGCTTTGGTGGTTCCTGTACGGGATGCTGATTGCGGGGGTCCTGTTATGAGCAAGGCAGGCAGAAATTGGACCCTTGGAAAAGAGGGCAAAGAAAACCTGCGCGATCTGAAGCCGCCTCAGAAGCTAACCATGATCGTGCTGGGCGACATTCACAACGAACGCACAGGACGATGCTTCCCGTCACTGCGTGAGGTTTGCGAACGTACCGGTTACGGACTGCGGCAACAGAAAGCGATCCTGAAATCGCTCGAAGAAGAAAAAATATTGAGAGTGATCCCGCGTGAAGGGTACCGGGGGCGGACTACCAGTAACGAGTACTTTCTGCCGTACATGGGTGACTTCGAAGTGGAAAAGATTTCCACCCAAAGTGGAAAAGATTTTCCCCTGCCCCCTGCAAAGATTTCCACCCAAGTGGAAAAGATTTCCACCGAAGTGGAAAAGATTGCGGGGGCTAATATGAACACAACAGTTAACAGCAAGAAAGAAAACAACAATCAACCCACAAATTTTTTTGATAAACAAAAACTACAGGAAGGAATTAAACCCGTAGAAAAAACAAAATCCCCGCCGGTTAGTTTATCAATTCCTGACTATGAAACCCGGTGCCGATGGGCGCGGGGAGAATGGACCGAACACGAGGCAAACGGCGAATACGGTGAGGGAGGCAAGTTACACGCCTACTACAAACAACACGCCAGAAAGGACAGGGAGAACGTGCCCGACTGGCTGCGGGCCTATCACGATTACAACACAGCCCTTCCGGCTGAGCTGATCAAGCAATACAACCTATGAGCGAGGAGAACACCATGAGCAATATCGAGCCACTACCGTTGACCCTGTACCAGATCGAACACCGTGTGCGCCGATTCTGGCGACTGTTCCTTGAACAGCAACACCGGGGAAAAAATTATGTGGAAGCCCGCCGTATCGCGCACATGAAACAAGCCCCGGAATTGCGGCGACTGAGTGACAAGGACAGAGAATCCGTATTGAACGCAATTGAATTGAGCGAATAGCAACACGGCACCGTTGGGAGGTTGTATCTTTCCCTAAAGCACGAACCGAAACCGTGCAATTGATTGCACGAGGGGAAGACATGCAGGACAACCCGGACATTATGACCCAGCACGAAATTGCGGAAAGGCTGGGGACAACCGGAGTCATCATAGGCCGATGGTATGGGCTTGCCTATGTGCGGAACGAGCCGGGAACCCCCACCAAGCTGTACTCACTTTCAAGGGTTTGTCAGATCATGACTGAGCAGGCGGGGAACTACATCGAACCCAAGCACCTGCCCGACCTGATAACCCGTGCGGACGCGGATGAAATCCTAGCCGCTGCGGGTCTGCGGCGATCCGGTCCCACATGGCGCAAGTGGGCGCAACAGGGAGTAGGCCCACGGCAGTACCGGGTAGGCGGAACGCTGCGTTATCTGAGATTCGAGATAACCGCGTGGGCGGAATACCTGAAGCACCAGACCAAGAAAGTACACCCTAGAGACATGTTCCCCAACCCGATCCGGCAGGCCACATCATGAGCCTGACCAAGCAAGGGTTTGCAGCGCATCTTCGCAAGGAATTGCGGGAATTTGCGGATAACGATATTACTCAAGCAGTGAAAGACAAACAGAAAGCACTGGCGATCAAGGTGTGGCAAAAGATCATGGAGCGGACACCCGTGAACACAGGCCGCGCCAGAGCCAACTGGAACGCGTCTGTGAACGTCCCCGACCCGACCACCACCAATGCCACCAGTAAGAGCGGCGACCGGCTGGAAGCGTTACAGCAAGCCCTAGACCAACTGGACGCGATGCCGGTGGGGCAAACCCTGTGGATCAGTAATGGTCTGCTGTACGTGAAGTTCCTAGAGCATGGACATTCAGGCCAAGCCCCGGAGGGTATCGTGGCGGTTACCGTGGCAGAGGTGATGAATGGTTTCTGACGGTCCATCAAATCTGGTCCCAATGCCCCCGTCCTCCCAGCCCCCGGGGGACGAAGGGGGGGCTCATTTGTGCGCTCTCCCAGATTCAACGGGTACCCCTGAGTGAGCACGGCTGACCGTGTAATCGCGTTTCTGGAGTCCCTACGGGTGCCAGAGGGGCCGCTGGCGGGCGAGTTGATCCGACTGTACCCCGAGCAGGAACGCTTCCTGCGGGGCTTCCTAGCCGATGGTATAGACGTCGGTGCTCTGAGCGTTGGCCGGGGTGCGGGTAAGACGATGTTAGGCGCGGGGCTGTGTATGGCTTTCCTGACTGGCGTTGCGGATGACCAGCCCCGGCGAGTCATTGAACTGGTCGCCAGAACCCGAGAGCAAGCCCGCCTCGCGTATGAGTTCGCCTGTGCCCTGATCAAGTCCCTACCCATGGAACAGCAAGGACTGATCACAGCACTAAAGCCTCCCCGGCTGGAGATCAGGCTGGAGAACGAAGACGGGCCGCATTACCTGCGGGTGATCTCATCCGATGGCAAAAGCAATCTAGGTTCCTCCCCTGTGTTCGCACTCGGTGATGAGCGCGGGCACTGGGCACCGAAAGGGGATGACGTAGAGGGTGCGATTCTGACCGCCCTTGCCAAGCGCGGGGGCCGGTACTGCATGATCAGCACGAGTGCCCCGGATGATCAGCACGAGTTTTCGAAGTGGCTCGATAACCCCCCCGAGGGTAGCTATACGCAAGAGCACAAAGCCCCGGATGGTCTGCCCTTGGATGATGAGGCGGCATTGCTGGCTGCGAATCCGGGCTGCAAGCACGGGGTGGGGCCGAGCCTGAAGGACTTGAAGAAAGCCGCAAGGCGAGCGATTCAGCGGGGCGGTTTTGCGGAGCAGCAATTCCGGCTGTACACGCTCAATCAGCGGGTGCCTACAGATGACCGGGCACTGGTCCTGACCGTTGATCAGTTCACGAAGTGCGAAGTATCAGAACTGCCCCCGAGAAGCGGGCCGGTGGTGATCGGCTTGGATTCTGGCGAGAGTCAGTCAATGTGCGCGGCTTGTTATTACTGGTATGAAACGGGCCGGATGGAAACGCACGGCTGGTTCCCCGGTGAACCTTCGCTGCTGGATCGTGGGGCTGCGGATCGTGTCGCCAACCGGTACGAAGAAATGCGCCAGCGGGGGGAGTTGTCCACGTTGGGGCAACTGACTATCCCGATAGCCCAATGGGTGCAGGAAGTCGTGGGCCGGGTACACGGTTCCCCGGTGCAGTGCTTTGTGGCGGACAGGTTCAAGCAATCCCAGTTCGAGGAAGGCGTGCGCCAAGCCGGGTTACACGTCCCCATCGTGTACCGGAGAAACGGCTGGTATGACGGTGGGGAGGATATAAACCGGTTCCGGAATGCGGTACTCGATGGGGAAGTTAAAACCCTGCCTAGCCTGTTACTGAGATCAGCGGTTGCGGATGCGGTGGTCCAGCGTGATGACGCGGGGAACTGCCGACTATCGAAATCCAAAAGCGTGAGCAGAATTGATGCACTGTCCGCCAGTGTGATCGCAATTGCCGAGGGGCAACGACTGGCGGCACAACCCAAAGCAAAGGCCCCCCGTGTCCAGTGGGCGTAAAGAATATTTCAGGCACAGCAAAAAGGTCATTAGATCAAAACGCTGGGCAGCGTTGCGGCAACAAGTACTGAGACGTGACGCGTTTGAATGCTCACAATGTAAGTCAAGGCACCACCTGCAAGTCGATCACGTGGAGCCAGTTCGAGAAAGACCGGATTTGAGTTTTGAAGTTTCGAATTTACAGACGTTGTGCCGTCGATGTCACTCCGTCAAAACGAGAACAGAAGTACACGGCGCACTGCCTCCCGAGCGGGAAGCGTGGCGCGACTTAATTATGAATACGTGAGGTAACACCATGTTGGAATCAGTGAAACTGCAAAAACGCCAGAGTGAAATCCGGCAGCAACTCGCCACCTTGGCAGGTAAAGAAAACCCCGAGGAAAACGAAATCCGGTCAATGACCGATCTGGACAAGGAATATTCGACCAATGAAGTCCGGTACCGGGCAAGCCTGATCGCTGAAGATCATGAGCGAAAAGAGGCGGGCCAGGAACTAGAGGGACGGTCAGAGAAAGAATATTCCGAGCTGGTGCGGAACTTCGAACTTCGCCAAGTAGCCCTTGCTTTAGATGAAGGTTTTCAACTGACCGGGCAGACCGCCGAAGTGGTGCAGGAAATGCGCTCCCATGGTGGATACCAAGGAATTCCGATTCCCCTTGCAGCACTGGAAACCCGCGCCGGTGAAACTATCGCCAGTGGTACCCCTGACCCGATCCAGACCCGCCCGATAATCGACCGCCTGTTTCCCGGCAGTGTTGCCGCGAAGATGGGCGGAAGCCTGATCAATATCCAGTCCGGTCAAATCGAATGGCCGGTGGCTACCGGTGGCGCGGTTGTCGGCTGGGGTGCGTCTGAACTGGGTGACGTTGGCGCGGCGACTCAATACACGACCGTGGATAAGAGCCTGAAGCCCGATTACAACATGGGCGCACAGATGACTATATCCCGCAAAGCCTTGAAGCAAAGCGGCAGCGCACTTGAGGAAGCCGTGCGCCGTGATCTTAACGCGGCGATTGCTACCGAGCTGGACCGTGTTGTGTTCCTTGGTGCTGGTTCCTCTGGTGAACCGCTGGGGATCGTGACCGGTGCGGGCACTTACGGGTTTGATGTAAACGCGATTGATGCGGCTGCGAGCTACAGTGCTTTCCGTGCTGCGGCTGTTGAATTCCTGACCCGCAATGCCGCAACCAGTTTCAAGGATATTCGCATCTTGCTCCGGCATGAACTGCTGAACACCTTGGACGATACCGTGTATGAAGTCGGCAGTGCTGTAACCGAGTTCGACCGTATTGTGTCCCGGTTCGGTGCTGTGATGTCTACCGGTAACGCACTGGCTGCGCCGACTGGTTCCCCGCTGGCCTCTTCTGCGGTGATGACTACCAGTGTCGGTGGCGTTGCGCCTTTCTTCGTGGGTATCTGGGGTGGTGTTGATCTGATCCGTGATCAATTCACCAAGGCAGCATCCGGGCAACTGGTCCTGACCGGACTTGTTACCGCTGATGTTACCGCCAGCCGTGCCGCACAAGTGGGCATCCTGACCGGATTGCAGTAATGCTCTGGGGTGGGATTGAAGCCAGCGGACTAGAAGTCCGTGCGAAGGGAGGGAGCCGGATCGTGTCCGGTTCCTTCCCGTATAACTCGCGTGCGGTTTTATCCGATGGCGGGAGGCGTGGCAGACCCCGAAAGGAACAGTTCGCGCCTCATGCCTTCAAGTTTTCTGTCGATGAAAATATTGAGGTGCATGTACTGGTGGGGCATTCGTTTGATAAGCCTCTCGCCAGTCGTGGCGCGGGTACCCTGATCCTTGAAGACACAGCCAAAGCGTTGAACTTCGAGGCGACAATTACCCCGGAGATTGCCGGAACATCACACGGGCAAGATGCCCTAGCGATGCTGAGTGCGGGACTGATTGCGGGTATTAGCCCCGGATTCAGAATCCCACCTGAAAGGACTGTACCCAATGCGGAGTCAATCGAGGAAGAAGACCCCGCCGAAGGTACCGCGATTATCAGGACGATCAATGATGCGATTCTGTATGAGCTATCACTGGTGACGCGACCTGCGTACCCGGAGACGCAAGTGGAAGCGCGGTGCTGGCAACCAACTGCAAAGATTCAAACCAATCGAGCAAGTCCCAGGTTTCGCTGGAGGTAGTATGGATGTTCTAGTTGTCCGATTCGAGGAAGCCACCCCGGCTACTCTCCCAACCCTGATTGAATACGAAGGGACCGGTGGTGTAGTCGATAGTTTCCAACCCGATCCCGGCTTGTGGGAAAGGCTGGAAAGTTACTGCGCGTATCGGTGGGGGGAAAGGCAAGCAGTCTGGACCGTTACCGGTTGCGGGGTATGGACTCCACACGTTGGGCCAACTAGTAACCTGACCGTGGACGTCTGGGACGACACCACGTTTACATGGTCGTCTGCCTCTCCGGATCAATCCCCGCTGGGTGGGTTTATCTTCAATGACAACCGGACGTACCGAATCACGGCAACGTTAGGAAGCACTGACCCGGTACCCGCTGCGGTGGTCATGGCGTATCAGCGGCTGCGGGATTATGTGTATGAAGCAACCACCGAGAAAATCCCGGTGGGTGTTGCGTCTCACAGTCTCAAAATCGGTGATGGGTACTCCGAGGAAATTTCCCGGAATCCAACCTACCTAGCTCGGTCAATGCAATACAGCGGAGCCGGTGATTTGTTGCGCGGTTATCGGAGGCTGTAATGAAGCTGGCATTCTGGAAGAAAGACAAACCCGAGACCCGCGCCAGTGGCAGCGGTTACACGGCTGCGATTGTGGCGGCGCGGGAATCATGGATCAGTGGGCAGTCTGGGATAGGAGAACTGACCGGCTGCGTTCAATCCTGCGTGAGTTTGTGGGAAAACGGGCTGTCGATTTGCGAAGTAACAGGAACAGATTATCTCAGTCCTGCACTGCTGGGCATTGCTGCCCGGAGCCTTGCCCTGCGGGGCGAGGTTATTTTTTACATAGCACCTGACCGGTTGATCCCGGTCAGTGATTGGGATTTATCAACCCGTGGCGGGGTACCCCGTGCGTACAGGTTGAGCATTCCCGAAGCTGGGGGCGGCACGACACAAACCGCGCTAGCCTCTGAGGTGTTACACGTCCGGACAGGTTCGGACGCGTCCGCCCCGTGGGCAGGGACCAGCCCATTAGCACGAGCCAAGCTAACCGCTGGGCTGTTGCACAGTATCGAAACTGCCCTGTCAGAATTTTATGAATTCGCGCCTATCGGAACACAAGTCCTGCCGTTCCCCGAAAGCCCGGAGACTGATCTGGAAAAGCTGGGGCATGGATTCCGGGGGAAGCGTGGCAGAACCTTGCTGCGGGAATCAGTGAACGTAACCGCTGCGGGTGGTCCGGTTCCTTTAACGGACTGGAAACCGCAAGACATGACCCCTGATCTACAGCGGGCAATGACTGCTGAAAGCCTCTCTGCTGCCCGTGACAGTATCTGTATGGCGTATGGGGTACTCCCCGCCATGCTGAACAGTTCAACAACTGGACCCCTGATCAGGGAAGCACAGCGACACCTTGCCCAATGGCAATTGCAACCAATTGCAAATCTGATCGCTGCGGAGTGTTCAGAGAAACTGGCAACCCCTGTCACGCTGGACGTAATGCAACCCCTGCAAGCGTTTGATGCCGGGGGTCGATCACGCAGCCTTGCCGCTATCGTAGGGGCACTAGCTCAGGCTAAGGAGGCGGGAATTGATCCTGATAAAGCCTTTGCCTTGCTGAACTGGGGGGCGGAGTTGGAGTAGCTCACTCCGCTGGATGACCGCTTTGTGCCAGCTACAGTCATTCGGCTTTTCTGTCAATCAATGCATTTTGTTGCAATCGCACCGACCGTTATCGCCTATTTGGAGACATCGGGGCTATGCTGTACCGGAGGCGGCTTCTTACTCATAGCCCCCCAACCAGAAATTATTCCAATTGAATTCACACCTAGAAGCAGTCGTTACGCATCAAATTACGGGCAATAAAAAGCCCACCGAAGTGGGCTTTGACAACAAGGCTTTCTATTTACGCTTTCTTGCGGCGTGACCAGCCAAGGCCAGCGAGGCCAATTCCAAACAGGGCGAGAGTAGCGGGGAGTGGGACCTCCTCGACCCGCCGCGTGAGCATGAAATTCGTAAGGGTGACAACGTCTGATGCGAATTCCCTCCCATTGCATGCAACACCATCGTCAGAACAGAAAGCGGCTACGTTAGGAGTGCCGGAGAAATTAATATCAATAGAAAGTAAATCTATATCGCCTGTGGGGTTGATTTGCCAAAATGATATGTCAAAAAGGTTGATGGTACCGGTGTCCGTTCTCAGGCGGGTTGCGTTTTTGTCAAACCCTGCTGAGTCGAGGTTACCCGTGTGGGTAAAAACAAAATAGCTATCCTGACTACCTCCGAAGTTTGTTGCATCATCAGTATCAAAGCTTATGGTGCCGCTGATAGTTGGTCCCAAACTCGTCAATAGCGTATTGATGGGGCCGAAAGGCGGGTCATCGAAGCTAGGGGTGTCGAACGAGTAGTCATAGGTAATGGGGATGGCGTTTGCCACGCCAGTCCAGGCCAGCGTCAATACTGCGATACACTGGATAATGAATTTTCTCATGCGATTTACCCTTCTGCTATTACAAAATTTGTATGGCACGAATTGAAGCAAGAACCATGCCACCGCAGTAAACACAAGGCCTCCAAAGGTTCTGGACTTGATGTAACTAATCGATTGTATAGAAAGCTGACAAAATAACTGTACGAAATATAACCAGTAATGAATGTCTCTAGAGAGGTGAAAGCGGAAGTTGTCTGCGGATGAATCTGGGGCTAGCTGCCCGATGAGCTAATGTCTCTTATGTATATGGACTCCTCCGTTCAC